TGAATTTACACAGAAATGAAACTCCATACCTTTTAAAACTAAACAAGGTATCACGTAGATTCTCATCACGAGCATTTGGTAATAACTTTTCAAGTTCATATGAAATAAATTTTGGTGCCGGTGTTTCTGATTTTGATGATGAAGAAATAATACCTAATCCAGATTTGATTGGATCTTCACTGAGTGGAATAGAATCATCAGCTTCACCAAACATAGATCCATCAAATTTCTTATACACAAAAACATATGGACTTGCCCCTAACAACACAACACTGACTGTTTACTATACACAAGGTGGTGGAGTTAGAGATAATGTCAGTTCAGAAATTTTGACACGTGTTATTACAAGAACGATAACATTAGACGAAACGGGATTGGATACAACACTGTATAATCAAGTTATTGGTAGTCTTGCAACAACAAACCCACAACCAGCAACGGGTGGTATGGATGGCGAAAGTATTAATGAAATTCGTCAGAATGCATTGGCTTCTTTTGCTTCACAAAATCGTGCAGTAACAAAAGAAGATTACATCATACGAGCATATAGTTTACCACAACGATACGGTTCTATTGCAAAGGCATATATCACAAAAGATACACAATTGACAGAAGAATCTATTTTCAACAGTGATAGAGTTGCTAACGATTTAGCATTGAATTTATATGTACTTGGTTATGATGCAAATAGTAAACTTACAAGTATAAATGATGCAACAAAGGAAAACTTAAAAACGTATATCAATCACCACAGAATGCTAACTGATGCCATAAACATAAAAGATGCTTATATAATAAACATCGGAGTTGAGTTTGACATAATCACGTTACCAGATCAAAATGGAAACCAAGTTATTTTGAGATGTATAGACAGACTAAAGCGTTACTTTGATATAAAGAGATGGCAAATAAATCAACCAATTGTTATAAGTAACATTTTTACTGAACTTGATAGAGTTGATGGTGTACAAACAGTAGTTAGTGTTCGATTTGTAAATTACTACGATACAACACTTGGTTATTCACCAAACGCTTACGATATTGAAAAAGCAACAAAGGATGGTATTATATTCCCATCCCTTGACCCATCAATTTTTGAAATCAAATATCCTGACAATGATATTGTTGGTAGAGTGAGGGCATTCGGATGATATACACCATTTATCCAAAGTTTGATGCAACTATCTATGAAAAAACAGAATCTCTAAATACTGGAATAGATCAAATATTAGAGCTGTCACACGAACTTGTTGGGAGTTCATCAAAGTATAATAGTCGTATTGTTATGAAATTCGATGTTTCAGACATCGAATCTAGAGTAAACTCCGGTAAAATATCACGGAACGCAAAATATTATCTACAACTCAGAACCGCTGATGTAAGAGAAATACCACAGGAATATACTGTATATGCTTATCCAATTAGTGGGTCATGGGTAAATGGGACGGGGAAATATTTCAATACACCTATAACAACTGATGGTGTATCATGGACATATAGAAGCTCAAAACAAATTGGAAGAACTTGGGGTGTAACCGCAGTCACAGGTGGATTAAACTATGAATGGGATGAAATATCTGATAGCTGGGTAGATGCTAATTTGATTTTTGGTGCACTTTATGCAAGTGTAACTGGTTCTTATTTTTCAAATGTTGGTGGTGGAACTTGGTGGACATTTGAAAACACAACGTGTACCCAATCTTTCTCATATTAGTCATCTGATATTTACATGGATGTTAGTTCTATTGTGAAAAAATGGATAACTGGATCGGGTAGATTTGAAAATGATGGATTTATTCTTAAGTTTTCAAATGAATTAGAGTCATCAAACGAAACAATAAACAGTCTCAAGTTTTTCAGTACCGATAGTAATACAATATATGTTCCAAGACTACAAGTAGTTTGGGATGATTCTGTATTTACAACCGGTAGTCTAAGTCCTGTTTCATTAGAAGATGTTGTGATTGGTGTTGATTTGAAAAAGTCGTATACTGAGGCAGAAAAGGCAAAAATTAGAATTGATGCGTATACACGTTATCCACAAAAAACATATACTACTCAATCATATTATACACAAAAATACTACTTACCAACATCATCATATTATGAAATTAGAGATGCAAGTACAGATGAAATAATCATTCCATTTGACACCACCGGTACTAAAATAAGTTGTGACTCTGAAGGAAATTACTTCAATCTCTGGATGAATTCGTTTCAACCTGAGCGATTTTATCGTGTATTGATGCGGGTAGACACAAGTGGTGGTGATGTATCACAAATCTTTGATAACAATTACTACTTCAAGGTTTCAAGATGATTCGAATAGAACAGTTTTTATTTGAGTATAATGTTGAAAGAACTCAAGCGGAATCTTTGATCGAAAGATTTCGAAACTTGACATTTGCTACAAATCAAGAATTTGTTGATTACTTTGCTTCACAGAATATAAAACTTGGGTTCGAGAATAAAGTCGGGGTTGCAAAAACAACATTTCAACAAAAAGATGAATTACTTCAGAAATTCAAAGATTTCAAATCATCTACTGATTATGATTATGTGAAAAAATATATCGCGGAACAAAGACGAATTCAAGCCGCGATTGATAGTGGAAACATACAGAATTCTTCAAACCTATTGGATGGTATAACATCACAACCGGTTGATCCATTTTTCAATTTTATAGTAAGAAAGATGCTTACTGGAAGTGAAACTGGTGTATTGCCATCTGAATCACTACGTTCATTATTGGATGAACTAACTAAAAAAACAAAACAAGATATAGATACAACGGTTGCTGTAACTAGAGATGAGTTGGGTAGAGTTATTTCTTTTGATAACTATCTTAGAAATAAAGGGTCATTACGAGTTGATTTATTAGACGAAAGATTTACTCTTGAAACTTTCAATTATGTTGTCAATAAAGGATTCAATCAACTTCAAGACGCGGTTGATGCTGAAAGAAATGTTCTTAGAAGAGCTTCCGAGTTTGATACAACATTCCCATCGGATGCAACCGGCGATGGTGTTGTTGATAATCGTGACTTCGTTGAAAATTTGAAAAAACTTATAGTAGAAGAATCAAATTCAGTACCTGCATTACAGGCGAGAGTTGAAAATTTGACAGATCAAGTAGATAATTTGAATGAGATTGTGAATCTAAAACAAGAGGGTATTGATGATTTGTCACGAATTATAGAAGAACTGTCAGATAAACACAATCAAATTGTTGATGAAAATGCTATAAAAGACGAAACTATTATTTCTCTAAATGAAGTTATTGATGCTACTCTTGCTGATTTGGAAGGCAAAGTTTCACAACAACTTACAAATACAACCGATGCATTCGATGCTCTATCGACTCAAATTGAAGCACAGGCTAAGAAATCAGAAGAATCGGCAGCAAAACAATTGGCAGCATTTGAAAAGGCTGTTGGTGGTATTGCAGATGCTCTAAAACCCGTGGAACCAGAACCAGATCCAGAAAATCCTGCAGCGGAAATTATCAAACAGATATTTGCAGAATGGGACAAGATTTATATAATTCCAAACTCAAAGTACAATAATATTTCAAATATTTTCAAAAATCTTGAAGTAAAATCACCACCTACACGATTGGATTATGTATTGGTCGATGCACCACCACCAAACAGTAATTCTTTTGGTTCCGGACAAGAAATAAATCAAATATTGAAATGGAATGACACATTCAAATCACAGTTCAAAACATTAGTTTCATCTATTACGGATAAAACAAAAGCAACAGCTGTTCTTGCAGATGCAAAGGTATTGGCGTCAAACACAGGTGGAATACAAGAACTTCGTGATGTTATACGAAATGTTTTTGACGAATGGTCACGTGATATAGGTGGAAGTTTGGGTGTTGGTAGATCAATAATAAACAAAGCGGTGTTGGAATTGGATCCAGCATATAAAATTGTATCAGATAGTGCAACAAAAACATACGCTCAAAATTTTATACGGAATGTAAACGACCCCGAATTATTACTTCGTATAGTGAGAATACTAAGTGAAATAAATAACGTAGTTGACAAATCGGGTAGTTGGTTGAAAATAGGATGATAAATTATGCCAAACTTTGAGTACAAAAATATAAACGAAATTGTTCTTGATAATAATCCAAAAAGAGGTATAACCTTTCCTTTGGAAGATTTGGCATTATTGGAAAAACGAACTGTTGTTCCAGAATTTGATCCAAATTTCATAGATCCAATAACAGGAAAAAATACATTCAATGTTGAAATGCATGTTTTTCTTCGTAATCTCTTATATGTAAAATCTGCATACAATATTGATACATATTCAATTGTACAAGACAAAGAATATCCAAGTATAAATCTTCAAGTACATAAAGACCTTGAAGATATAGGTGTTCCACCTACCGAATATCGTGTAGTCTATAACTTCCTTAGAGATTTTATTGGATCATATGATTCCAAAGACAAAATGTTTATCTCTGAAATATCAGACGATCGAACTGAGTTAAAAATATCATTGACAAATGCAGATTCTGAAGATGGTAAACT